GATCCACTCCCAGCTCCTTTACCTTGTAAGTAAAGAGCCAGGCAGATTCTCCTTCGCCATCCATTTCATATCGCTTAAGAAGATCCCTATAGGCCTCGGCGAATTTCCTGTAGAATCGTTCAAGACGTTTCTTACCGAAACCTAGTTGGGCGTGTAGTTGCCACAATATAATGGCGTCCAACTCCATGACGTGCTTTTTGCCGTATTCTTCCAGCTGGCGTTTTACCTCAATGTCTAAGGCTTTCTTCTCCGCGGCAGTAAACTCGGCGCCAAATATCTTGCCTCCAGACTTCTTAACAAGCATTTTATTCTTCCTCTGTGTCTTTTGTGAAGAGGTCCATCTTATAGCCTCCTTAATCTAACGGAATGGCTCGAGGCAGGTTAATCAAATATCCGCCGCGAACTCGGCTGACACTGGCGTTGCGAAGATCTGTCCAGCCATACTTATTGTCGGTAAAGTCGCTGGTAATATCCACCAGGTCGTAGAGGTCCGCGACAGTCGCCTGTCCGTAGTCGATGGTCATGTCGACCAAATGAGACAAGACGTCCTCCGCTTCACCCCTCGACTCGAGCACAATCTCGTCAAAATCGTGTTTTGCTCGGCCAACGCGAGACATCTCTCTTCTAGAGGCTTGTTCACGAGGGCCTCTGACCCCAGGGTCGCCACCGCTGAAGAATGCCCCATAACTGGTATAGGACCTACTTCCTTGCCTGGTTGTGCGGCTTCCGCCTCTCACAGAGCCAAAGAGAAGCATCTCTGCGAAGCCTCCCCATCCGACAATATCGCAAATCATGGATTTGGCTGCCGGGATGAGGACATCATGGAAGACGTAGTCTCCTACAGACCGAGTGTTGTCCTCAAGAAACGTCTCGGCCATCTTCTTACCAAAACCCCTCTTCTGCCGCTTGACCTTGCCAGTAACGACCTTTTCTACTTTTTTCTCCTCGGGCTTTTTTTCGGTATTGGATTTAGCTTTTTGAGACTTACTGTTCGACGGAAAATTGTCGGCCAGAGTCTCAAAGTTCTCATTTTTGTCCATTTTCTTCTCTCCTTTTCTTCCGGCATTCGGAACAGCGCTCAAAAGGCTTAAGACCGCGCCTTTCAAGCCACTCGAGTTCTCCTTTGGAGATACTGAATGGTTTGTTGCACGTCTTACAGGTCTTTGCCACACTAATATCGGCCATGACAAATTCTCCTTTCAAAGAAAGAGAGGCTTAGGCCTCTCCTTTAATAATATCTTTCAGTTCCGATACTGTCAGGTTTACTACCAGTGAGTTGTTGAAGTCTTTCTTCTTATTGGCATCTGCGAGCCTCTTCGCAATACCATCAGCAAATACGCTAATAGCTATGCTAGCTACTCCCTCAATGACAATCTTAACAATGTCTCCTTTTTTCATGGTGTTTTCTCCTTTCAAATATGGGTTCTCTACTATAGGGTATGCAATATGCGCGAGTTAGTAATTTGCTCTGGTAGTATTAGTCACACCGTTGCCAGTGAAATATAAGTGATCCTCTGGAATGTTTTGCGCTCCTCCGTCAAAGCGGTCATATGCATCGCACCATTCCTGCACCATTTGAATCGCAATATACGATGGAGTACTTTGTGCATTACGAGGCATAACACTAAACTGGCCTTTCTGCATGACTACGTCCGTAACAGTATTTGGGAAACTATCGCTCCACACACGATTCATCACGACACATAAGACTTTCGTAACCTCGCAATAATTTATCTCGGTCTGGAAGTCAATGTCATATTCTCCATCTCCGTCCTTACTCCCAGACCCACAAAGCAATTGGGCCAACAAATATACCTCGTCTTCCGTAAAGCCATATCGAGGCTCTGGTTCGGCAGGTTCTTCCGCGCTTGTCTGAGTAGGTGACGGAGTTGGGGTGATTACAACGGGCCGCGATGTCTCAGCAGTAAGATTCTTCTTTTGAGAATCACTCCTGCTGGCGCTCAGTGGGCAACTTAAGAACACCAAAACACACATAAACACTACAAGCGCTAGTCCAAGTCTCTTCATATTGTCGCCTCCTTTTGGTAAAGAAGGAGGTACTAAGTTTCCTTAATACCTCGATCTTTACCCTTAAATTTAATTGTTCTCGTCTGAATCATTTTAGGCGTCATCGCCCTCGAAATCTTCCTCTTCGGTGTTTGAATCGCTAATCGCATTTCCGATCAATGTAATGACCGAAACCACGCCCAGCGCAATCAAACCGCTCTTCAGAATGGTTTCTTTGTTGGCTTTGATAGTCTCAAAAATGTTCTTCATGGTGAGTTCTCCTTTTTATTTTTTAGTGGGTTCTCTATTATAGGATATGTAATTTGTGCGAGGCCTACCGCCTAGGCACGAGTCTTTTTGGTCGGAACAATATAGCTCCGCCAATACCGCGAGAAGAAAGACTGCTTCTGACTGTTTTTCTTGTTGATTCGGGTGACCCCGGCGTGCTCCATGTTGGCATGGGCAATGGCCCTGGCTTCTTTTCGGCCCAGCTGCCTCGGAGGAGTCGGCGGAAACTTGCTGAGACGTGCGGCTCTGCGGGCCAGACGGGCTTTCTTTTCCTGTTCGGTGAGTTTCTTAGACATGATTAATTTCTCCTTTTCAAATATAATGTGAGGCTAGGCGTCTTTTCCTGTAATGAGACACCGATAGGGAAGGTTCTCAATCCAAGTGCAGAATATACGCCACTCATCTAACTTATGCAACCTGCGGCTCTTATAGATGTTGGCGAGGACCTCATAGTTGAGCATAATGGTGCGCTTCTGGTTATACGAGGATGGGAGAAGCTGGATCATCTGCCACCAGAACTTCTTGTCTTTTGTCACCAAATATGCCTCTCTTTGATGGTTCAAGGCCGTAATAGTATATTCCAAGACATTCAACGGAGAGTCCGCGTCCGTGAATTTGATCTCCTCGCTTTCCTCATCGTCCGGGTCCAAGGGGACGTCGTATTCCGTGAGTATAAAACTTTTGTTGTCCTCTGGATCTCCCCAGTGACGGATAAGATGCTCGTTGCTAAAATCGCTTAGCGTAAACTCCTTAGCGTGGATTTTGTGCATCGTGGAGCAAGAATTGGCGACCGTACCCACTTTATAGGTGTCAAACTCCTTCCACCAATACAAAGGCGCGGTGATATCCAAATATACAACGATCATCCGCATGTACTTTCGGTGGTCAGTTCCCGCATCGCGAAGCGTCTCCATAAGGAAATAGTCTTCTTTGCCCACTTTGAGCTCATGGTCGTGCGCATGGCCGCAGTGGGTAGAGCAGTTCTCGCAGCCAATACCCTGATCTCCGCCTTTGCAGATACCGCTGTCGCTCTGTTCCCAGCTGTTCATTGGGTTGCGCATTCCTCGAATAACGTGTCGCAGGCCCACAACTTCTGTTTCCTCAATCTTAATCATTCTTATACGAACCTCCTCTTCTCTGCATATACGCCTCAAAGGGGCTGACGTTTCCCTTAGCCTGGTCCTTGATGCGGAGAAGACTCAAAAGCCGCTCAACGTCCTTATCCGTGTGGCCATCCCATGCCGGTGCCATATCAACTGCTTTGCACTGGAATAGCTCCCAATGCTCAGCTTGGTAGTGGTATGTATAGTCTCCCTCTGGAGTCGAGACGCCGACTATAAACCATCCTCCGCCAAAGCACAGTTCTCCGTCTGAATGCTTCCATGACTTCCAGCCGAACTCCTTAAACGAATTGAAGAGTGCAGCCGACAAATATAACCGCTGAGCGTAGAGATCGTTGAACGAGTGGTACCCATCCGAGAACTCGCCGATGTCTTTTTCGTCCATGAGAACCGCTCGATCATCCCAATACTCGTTGGCAAATATCTTTCTCGGGTCTCCTCCGAATGTCTCAATAATCTCAGGAAGATTCTCATTGACAGCGTCAAATATAATGCCATGCAGCTCGCAGAAGGCCAACGCATCCTCCAAATACTTCTCAACGCGGTTCGTCCAAAGAATCGCTTTTGCGCCCGCGGCTTGTTCGTCTTTGAGTTTCTGGATGTTCTTCTCGATGGGCTCTCCCACATCCGGATACTTATTGGCGACTAAACAGCCGTCGAAGTCTACTGCAATGATTTTATGTGATGCTTTATCCACAAATATAACCTCCTTTATTGTTTGAAGGCGTCGAGTAAATACGCCTTGGTCAGCTCAAACGCCTGTTTTTTGGTAAATCCGTTCTTTAGAAGTTGCCGATAGAATAGACCGCACATCTCGGCGAGACTACCGATGGAGTCTACTAGCTTTTGAACCTGAGGCGTCATCACACTCACTCTTTCTTGCGGTGATCATAATTCTCGATATTTCGCCTATGGTCTTAGCCCTCTCAAGCTTGTATATGACCTCCGCTTCATACTTCAATTCTTTTGCCGCTTTTATAGCTTGCTTTTGGTACTCCCTTGTCTCAGAAAGAAGCTCCTCAAATATATGCCTCCTCATGTCATGGAATGGGCTCTGGATCAGGAAGCACCAGATAATATCCGTATCTTGTACGCTTGATAGAAGCGGTCTTAAGGTCTGCCCACCCTCTTCGATTTTCTCGATAGGTTGACGGCATACCTATGAGGTCTTTAAGATCTGCAACGGATACTACTCCGTATTTTTCCAGCAGCTCTTTAAGAGTGTCGATTACCTTCTCTCCCTCTTCTCGAGTGCCAAAGCGAAAGGATACCTTTGGCTGTTTCTTAGCATAGTAGTCGGCATAACTTGTGTACCGAGCCGGCTCTTTTTGGCGGTTACACTCCTCGGCGAAGCCCTCCGCAACCGCTTGAATATCTCTCTTGAGCTGCTGCTTTCGCCCTATATGGGCGGCAATGACTGCGACAGCTACGAGATTGATAACGTTCTCAATTTTCATAATGGTGATTTCTCCTTTCAAATATAAGTGTTACTGTGCCGCTTCGAAAGCCAAACGGCCCTCCAGCTGTTCGATCATGACGTCCGCCTCAAACGCGATCACATCAATCACAGATTTGGTGAGTTGGTCTCTGGTGAGTTGCTTTGAAATACGATAGCCTTGCTTGGAGAATCGGAGCTCGATAATAGCTTCGTCTCCAGGAATTTGGATGGCCATAACCCCAACGTTACAGCCATGCTCTTCCGCTTTGCCGATCAAGTCTAGGATTGCTAGGCCTCTAGGTTCTCTATCCATCATATAAACTTAGGTGCCACGTCGTAGTTGAGTACGAGGCACGGTTCTCCTTCCTCTGTTAATTGGGTGCTGAACGAAACCTTAACGTTGCCTGTATCCATATCCCAGCCGAGTAGGTCGCCCAGCTTTGTGTTAGACAAGCCGAGCTCGTAATATAAGTCGTTAAGCGTCACCCACATGTCCTGCAGGCGATTCTCGTTGATCTCATTGATGCTACGGCGAATCTTCTCGATGTCGGATTTGAAATATCGACCGCTGAACGAGTCTCGGCACAAGATCTCTCCTCGCCCGGTAAATATAATCTCCGCTTCCCCAGGAGGATCTCGCTTAATCTGGTCGCCAGTTATCTCATCGCGCACCTTAAGTTCCTTGCTTTTGCCGATTGTCTCGACCACTTTCTCTTTATACTCGCGGAAAGCCGTCTCTGTGAGGCCGTAGACAGTCGCTAAAGCCGCGTTTCGACGTTGGTTAATGGAATTTGACCCAACAATGCAGGCCGCCGTAGCAAGACCCATACAAGCCGCTGGAATATAGACCTTCCAGGTAATTTTCACGATTTCGGTCTTTGTGAAGTCGTCGCTAAACTTCTTGTCTGAGTGATAATCTCCAACGGTGGATAGGCCTCGATTCTCCAACTCTTCGTTGAGAAGAGCTTGCGCTTTCGGCGTGGCTTGCACGGCAAATATAACCGTGGTGAAGAGCCCTCCGACCGCCAAACCAGTGAGAATTGTAGGACTGTTTTTGGAAATTACTCCCCCGAGCTTTTTTACGCCTCTGATAAATCCATTTGTGTTCATCAGGTATAGTCCTTTCAAAGTTCAGTAACGATGCCGGTTGCAAAGTTAAGTGAAAACATTCTTAATTGCGGATCGGCACCAAGATATCCTGCCAAAACAGTATTTTCTGCTCCGGCGTACGTATCTGTCGAAGTCGACCAGTTATACACGCAAGACACAACCGCTAACTTCTTTCCATCAATTGTAACCTTTGGCGGCTCCCCTCCGTTTACTTTAAAGGTAAAGTAGTTGCGGAACGTCTTTTGCCCTTTGAGCTCTAAGAGCACCTTAAACCGTTCGTTTCCTATCCCTCGAATAGTTTTGAGTTCTTCTTCAGGAAGATTCCTAAATTCTTCAAGAGTGGAAATACCGGCTCTTCCAAGAGCATTAACTATTGCCGTTCTGGTTTTAACTTGCACGTGGTTTTCTGGATTATTGCAGTAACTTTCTACAAACTCTTGTAATTCTTTTGCTATAGTGGCCATGGTGATTCTCCTTTCAAAAATAAAGAGGAGTTCATCTCCTCTTAAGCCTTACAGCATCACGATCGGGTCGCACGTAATGCTTTACGACCCAATAGAAGATTGTTCCGCTTTTACGGCGTCAAGAACTTCAAGCGAATGGGTTATTTCCCTGGCTAAGACTTCTTCACTTGCGCCGTTTAGTGTCAGGTCCGTAATGCGATTAGAAACTACCTCTAGTCTAGAATCGGTGAGTACCTTTTTCATAAATAATTTCTCCTTTCAAAAATAAAGAGGAGATGAACTCCTCTTAAGCCTTACAGCATCACGATCTGGTAGGCATCTTCCAATGTCTCCTTGAATATCGCGAGCTTTGTGCCCGGGTTCATCTCCTGCAGAAACTTAATAACTCCGTCTTTGTTGTACATTGTGAATTGATCCGCCATGCGCAATTTTGTTCTGGAAGAAGCCAAGACTGCTGCAATAGCCGCCCCGCCAATGACTATGCACGACGCAGCGATTGTAATCTCCTTGTTCTCCTTCAAAAATGCCTTTAGTTTTTCTTTCATAACTTAACATCCTTTCATATTAGTTTCTACTATAGGCTGTGCAATTTGTGCGAGAAAGAAGTAGCTGTCTATGAGCGCCTGTAATTCTTTGGTTACATACATAGTAATTTCTCCTTTCAAAAAGAGAAAGACCTAAGTTTTCCTTAGATCTTTCTGATGCTTACTTTCGTCTCGCACTTATAACCATACTAGCACCCGCAATATACCCCATGACCGCGCTCATGATCACAAACGCGCTATGACCTGCTCCAAGTGCAAAAGCTTTTAATCCGCTATTGCATTCCTGAACCATTTCACTCGTTTTGTTTTCAAGAGCATTGTGCACATAGTATGCTGCTGCCGCTCCTACGATAAGTCCGTATACGTTAGCTACACCTGAAATAATTTTGTCGTTATTCATGTATCTTTCTCCTTTTATTTTATTTAGTTCTCTACTATAGGCTGTGTAAATTCTGCGAACTAAATAACCAGAGTCCACAAGTTACCATAATGCTTTTCGGCATCTTTGTAAATATCGTCCGTCTGACAGTCCATACAATTCATTTTTTCTTGCACCTCTCACAATATAACTTGCGTGTCCTTTCCGTCTCGACAACATTTGTCTTATACCCGCACACAGGACACTTCTTTGGGTAAGCCTCGGTGTTAGAGCGCGTCATGTTCTCCTCAATCTCTGGAATAATCTTGTTGGCCTTGTATACCTGAAGAATATCACCCTTGCCAATACTCAAATCCTCGAAGAACTTAAGATTGTGCAAGTTTGCCTGCCGAACTGTGGTCCCCTCAAGCTCTATAGGCTCAAATATCACTACCGGCGTGATGAGTCCTGTCTGGCTGACACTCCACTTCATCCCTGTGACTTTGGCCAACTTATGCTCGTCCGGCCACTTAAAGGCCATGCTATGCCTCGGAAACCTTGCTGTGGCGCCGAGACTATCGCCTAATACGACGTTGTCGAGCGCCAACACCAGCCCATCCACAGGATATGGGAACGTGTCGACGCTTTTGGTGTAACGCTCAACCTCGTGTTGCAGCTCAAAATTCAGAACTTTGCTATTCGGGACCACGTGGAACCCAAAGAACGACAAATATTCCAACTGAGCAGTCCTTGTGGTAAGCGTTGCTGCCTCTCCATCCGAGAATATAATGGAGTGCGCAATAAACGCCATATGCCTTAGGAGGACGTTCGGAGCCTTGGTTGTGTTGATGATGCCCGCAGCGAGATTTCTGGGGTTGCTAAACCGCTCTCCTTGCTTGGTCTTCTTTATAGCCTCGAAGTCCTTAAGTGCCAAGCACCCCTCACCACGCACCACTAACCGGCCTTTTACCTGAATAGTGTGCGGCACATAGCGCATTTTCTTAGCGTTTTCAAATATAACCTTGCCTGTGAGGCCATCTCCTCGCGTCATTGCGTTGACCAGAACCCCGTCCTCGTAATATAGGACAATACTCAGGCCATCAAGCTTCCACGACAGCATGCCCTCTTCCTCACCAAGAAAGTGAAGAAGCTCGTCAATACTTTTGGTATCTTTAAGACTAAGGATTGGGCTAATATGCTGCATCTTATTAGGAGTCTCTTCTGCAAAGCCGACATTCTTTGTTGGGCTCCAAGGTAAGCTTTCGCCCGTCTCTTGCTCAAGCAACGTCAACTCCCGTATGAGTTTGTCATATTCTTTATCGGACATGATTGGGTCTTCGTCCGTATCAGAATAATATGCTCGACAAGCATCACACAGGAGGTTCGTCAGCATCGCCAATCGCTCGTTTACCGCCATCTTCTTCTCCTTTCTGGCTCAAATATGGGTTATACTTAGGCCACAATTTTTCCGGTTCAGAGAATCGTTCAAGAATCTTCTCCGACGCGCCAAATGCGCCATAGACATCGTTAAGAGCCGCTTTAATTTTGCGATCCATTTTGTTCTCGTACATCCTAGTATCAGCAATCTTCATTGCGTCCGCCAAAGATTCAGAACTAGACTTTACTCGCTCACCATAGGATATACCAGCAACCTCGGACAAAGCTTTGTCGATTGAGTGCTTGCTGAGAAGGAGAAACTCGTCTCCGCCCAATCGGAACACGTTTTCCTCTATCTCCTTAAGCTGATCAGCTACGTGCTTAATACGCTTGTCGCCAGCATCGTGGCCATAATGGTCGTTTAAATGCTTAAGATTATCAATATCAACCATGACCACAATAATTGCACATGTGTCAAAATATCTTCGCACTTCATTGAGCATGTTGCGATTGTAAGTTTTGGTCAACGGGTCCTCAAAAGCCAGAGAATATAACTCAATTTTAGAAATGTCACGTAATGGATAGAGGCTCATTAGTGTTTCTCCTTTCAAATATAATTAGTCGTCGGTTTCGTCTTCTAGTTTGCAAAACAGCTGAGCATCAGCAAAAGTTTCCTCGAGAGAATCAAACCCACAAGATTTGATAGCCCAGTAGAATTTGCCATCTCGAAAATATAAACTTATGTTCTGAATGCGCAGGTCGGACATCTTTTTCTCAATTTTCTTTACTGTCTTTTTCATTGGTGAGTTCTCCTTTCCAAATTAAAAGAAGAAGCCTAAGCTTCCTCCTTGTCAACCTTGACGGTGATGTGATCCACTTTCACATGCACAGTCGTCTTCTTAAAAACGGCTCCCTCTTTGAGCTGCATCAATTGCTCCGTTGGAATATCAAATTCCACGTCTAAATTGCGCGCCTCGCATAAGATTCCTTTCTTAATAATTGCCGAAATAATCATGTCGCTAAGTTTCATTTAGTCAATCTCCTTTCAAGTTCTCTATTATAGGGTGAGTAATTTGTGCGACCTAGTCTTGATTTGGAGGCAGAGAGGAAGGAGCTCTCCAAGTCTTCTTTAAAGGACTCCAAATATAATACCCTTAAGCCGTTTAGGACTGAGTCCCTCCGTGACGTTTGGCGGTGTATGAAATGTTTTTCTCCGACCCCCAAGGATATCTTCCTGAACGCCGAGGAAGTGTCTGCGGCGCCATGCCAATGTTGACGTCTTTTGTGTCTTTGAACTCCTCGATAAGGGCTAATTCTGGAGCTTTAATGACCGCGCCTACGACATCCAACGGAAGTAAGTCGCAGCGTCCTTTTCCAGCTTGAATGTCCCTCACCGCACCTGATTCAAACTCCGTACGTTCTCCGCTGTCTGGAAGAATTACCACGACATCTTGATTATCCATACCAATTCTCCTTTTCAAAAATATTATACTGCTATGTTTTTTCAGCGAAATATAAAGAGGCTTCTGGTTCGAACCGATATCTCTAATTACCATTTTGGATTAGCGTTCTTCCTTTGAACTAGTTTCCTCTTCATTATAGGCTATGTAATTTGTGCGAGGAAAAAGGAAAGCATTACGCTTTCCCAGAATCTCTAACTTGCACTTTCTTCTTAATCGGTCGGAATGGTTGGTCGCTCTCGAATGTTTCTTTTGCCAACACTTCTAAAGCGCTCAATGCTTCCTGACGATTTTTTGCGTCAATGCTAATTATAGTTCTATTCTCTGTTTTGCTTTCCTTTTTGGTGAACGTTTTCTTAATAGATTCCTTAACGTGCTTTGCACCTTTGCAAATAGCCTTACGCGCCTCTGGTAATGCTATAATAGTGCTGGTCGCTAATGTAGCTACCGGTACCATTACCTGCGTTATCCAAAGCCTTGCATTCCTACTAGCTTCAATGTCTTTGTACGTCATTTTAAAATCTCCTTTCAAATATGTTCTCTATTATAGGCCGTGTTTTTGATGCGAATGGAGGGTTTCCAACTTTGGAAATATAATTCCATTTTGCTCTTCCCGAAAAAGTATTATCGCTTGTCTCAGCCAAAGGCGCATTTTCAAGTCCCAAAAGTTCTCTCATTTACAAAATGAAAATCATTTTTCCGTCGCCAATTGTTCGAAAGTGCTTAATGCTCTCATCAGAAATTCTTTCAAAATCCTCAATTGTTCCTATTCCATTTCGAAGAAGTGGATTGAGTATGAGATTACAAGATACGTCCGTTCTTTTAAAAGATTCAATTGCTTCCTTACACAAGGATATTAATTCTGCCGATGCTTCCATAATATTAGTCCTTTCAAAAATATAAATGAAAAAATACGGTTAGTCGCTTCGAACGACGTCTCCGGTTGCCCGGCGAGTTACCATTACTCCATACGCAGTATGTTTTAACTGCGCTTACGAACGGTCCATCCCTTTTAAATAAAATGAAGAGGATATTAATCCTCTTCGTATTCATCCTCGTCCGGATAAAGTTCTTTTGCTAACTTAATTAATGCCATCCTTTCTTTATGGTTTCTTTCTTTCCACTTACAACCATTCAGAAATTCAAGTGCTTCCTGACTTAGCAATCCCATTTTATCACTTCCTTTCATTATAGGCCGTGTTTTTGATGCGAAAGAAAAAGAAGAGGCCGTTAAGCCTCCTCCTTGTTTATCTTTTCTTCTAGATCGCAGATTCGTTGGTTCATCACGTCAATTAATGACACCAAATTAGTTACGTTTACCTGATTCTTTCTTTGCCTCCACGCGGCTATAGGTCTTGATACGGCATTGCCAAATACTTCTCCTAATACCAACGCGGTTACAATTCCTGACATGGTAGTGCAAATAACTTTCGTTGTCTCATTCATAATGTAATCCTCCTTAAATATGATCTTCATTATAGGCCGTGCAATTCCTGCGAAGCGAAAAAGTAAGAGACTTTGTTTTTTCTCCTACTTCTTAAATATGCTCTATTAAAAGATCTCTGCAAGACAAACCCCGATTCTTATTACGCAAATCGTTATGACTATTATTCCTACGATGCACGTCCAAAATTCAAATTTTATCATGTAGTATTCTCCTTTCCAGAATATCCTTCATTAAAGCATATGCTATGGGCGCGAGAAAAGGGGAAGGCGTGCTGTTACACACGCCCCCGAGTCACGAACCCCAATGCTTTTGACGATATGACGTTGAGCTTCTCATGCTTCGTTATCCATACGATTTGGATTAGCGCAAATAAGCCCGCCGCTATAGTGTCCGGACTAGGTTTTATTCTCGAAGCTGTCTTAATCTTCTGACGTTTCTCGGCCAGCTCTAGGAGCCGCTCGAGGTCATCCAATTTCTGCTTTTTCGCTTCATTGATCTTCTTAGTCGTTTCAACCGTAGCAGAGGTCTCATATGCCTCTATCTCTTGGTCCTGGATGATCTGTGATACATAAAGTAACTCGTCATCAATCGTCATCTCCAGTTCGGTTCGTTTGTCGCGTTTAAATATGTTCTTCATTTACGCCTTCACCTTTCTTTTAATGTTTTTCGTTCTCTACTATAGGGTAAGTTATTCTTGCGAAAGGTTGGCGTTAGGATTAACTGCGAAGCGTACGGAGGATTTTTCTGCGAGTTTGCTAATGTCGTCATTGAGCTCCATCCGGTATATGTCTCGTTCGGGATTTGACGTGTCCACCAAGAGCGTTCCGTCCGTCTTAGTCTCAGGAAGTCCTGCAAGACTAGTAAGTAATGAGTAGATGCCAGCGACGAGAGAAACTGAGATGACGTAGCCCCACTTTATCTCGCTAAATGCTGCCCCGATAGTGAACATACCGAGTGCTGTCTGCGCGACAGTCTTGATTGCCCGGATTGCGGCTGCGATGGCCCATTCTTTGGTGAGTTTCATTTGGTGATTTCTCCTTTCATTTTGACGGTTAGCTGACAGGAGTATTCTCGTCCCCTGTTTGCTCAATACAATTTTTGCTTGAGGCGTCCTTATCGGGCCAATTATTGTTCTTGCTGAGCTGCTCGAATAGCGCCTTAACGGAGTACATCAAAGCTACACCAAGAAGTTCCGTTAAAGCCGTCCGTGACAGATCTGAGGCAATCTCTACGTAGCCGGCCCAAGCTAATTCGTAGGATTGGTCAACCCAAGATACGCCTTTGTAAACTAAGAAGATGACTAGCAGCTTTTGAAAGGTGAGTTGCTTGCCTATCCAGCATGCGACAACCGACAGGGCGCGGCGAAAAGCCGACTTTTTCTTAGGCTTATTTTGCTGTTCCATAGGTTTCTTCCTCGAACTTAATACCAGAACGTCGAATTGGGAGTTTGTCGACTTCTTTCATTATTCGTCCGGCGGTGCCGTTTCCTCCGAGCTTGCTATACGGCTTAAATAAGTAGTCGTTGAGGTTCTCATACTCGTCTTGAGTAATCCAACCTCGTTCGATGTAGCACATGCCGAGATACATTATTCGGTCGTGAGCCAAGCCGACAAGCATCTCCTTGGTGATGTCTTTCTTGTCAAGCTTATTTTGCGCAAACGCCCAAAAGCCTGACGAGGCAATCACCGAACACACAATGGTTATTATCATTTGCACCCATGTTTCCATAAACTGTCCCCCAATTCTATTTTTTTGCGATGCATCGAACAAGGTCGATTACTCTTTGACGGCGGTTAAACCCGCTCACTTCTGCAGCTCTGGAATGCACTATGTAGTTTGCTCCATCTGTGACCACGCCGCCGGAATCTACTGAGAACTCTGTCTTAAAGCCGTCCTTACGAGAGAAGACTTGCCTGACTTCAGTAATTAATCCTAGACTTGTGCCTACTTCTCCATCTACAACCTCTGCAACATCTCCGACGATTAGTTGCGGACGGAACGGACCTGTGAAGTCCTCGCCAATTCCTATGTACTGGTATTTTTCAGCCTGCCCTTCGGCCCAAGTCTGCAACTTTGCTTGAGTAAACCCATCCGGGGCCGTGAGATGCTTCGTACGATGCACGCCGAGCGACCAATATGGGAAGTTATTGACGTCGACCGTAACGGGCGTGAGCTGTACGTCATTGCCGTTCTCATCCTTATACTTACCGGTTGCGCGGATACGGACGTAGGAGCTGTCTGAGAGCTTATTCGTCTTACGTTTGAAGACATCCTTACCCTCGTTGAAGCTGTAGTGCGTATTTGGATAAAACTGGGAACGCCAATTTTGGTAGCCGATGCAGACCGTGCCGTCCGGTAACTCTATCATCTTCCAATCCAGTGCAGAGGAGCTGTAAGCCGAGCACATTATCTCTATACCCTCCAGTAAGGTGTCTGTCGGCTCAAACGTAAAGGGTCGAGTGCCGCTCCCGGTCTCTATGCTCCGCTTCGTTACGCCAGCGTAGTCGAGAATAGCCGCCACAATATCGCTGGAGATTCCCTCCCAAACGAGGTTGTCGTCAAAGGTCTGGTCTTTGAGGAAATACCCAATGGTGTTGCGACCAGAGATGTCGACCGTCTCGGAGGCAATATCGTAATTGCATTCGTCGAGCCACGCTACGCCAATAGGATATGGTTGGCTGTTGCCCATCATAACGCTGAGGATAATGCGAGCACCCGGCTGGAAGAGAGTGGCGTCGAAGCTGAAGACATCTGGTCCGAGGTTTTGTACGGTGCCAGAGAATTGGGCTATTGCGTTGTCATTTTGCGACGTCCAATTCCATGACTCCGTGATGTGCGACAAATCCATGCCGTAAATATAGCGCAAGAAGGTGAGAGTTGTGCCGTCTGTCGCCGAGAAATATAGAACGCCGTTTGATGGATGATCTTGGCGAAGATTAGTATAGGGCTCGGTGTTGATGAAGTCGGAGGGGAAAGAAAGCTCTGAGGTGGCCCAATGACCTTCTGGTACCTCCGCCGTACGAGTCTTCATTCCCCCGTTTAGAAATATAGTCTGAGACCATTCGTCGTAGTAGTGGACGACTCCGCCCACTTGAGCGTTTACGTCCGAGCCCACTTGGCGGTAGAATTTCCAGACCAGAGGAGCAGAGGTTACGGCCATAGTAGCACCTCCTTATTCGGCGTATTCGCCAAGCTGGATAGTAACGGTGAGGTCAAAGACATGGTTTGTATCCTTAGCAATCGTCGGCGTGTGATAGTCTGCAGTGATAACTGCGCCGGAAACGGGCGCAGTTGTGAAGTGAATATTTTTTCCGGTTAGATCTCTCGCAGTCATGTTTGTGATGCGATATCCTCCGGGCATATAAGACCGCCAGTATTTGGAATTTTGATATTCTGTTGGCACAGTCATAGTACCGCTTGTACTTGAGGAATTCTGTACCCGGTCGTGACTTCCCCAAATCGTAGTCCAGTTTATACAGTCATCGGAAACATCAACACAATACCCGGCATTGATGATGCCTGTCTTAATACCATTCGCATAGAAGGGATTGTAGAAGATACCGCTTCCAACTCCCGCAAATGTGTAGGCGCTGGAATCTGAAGGCGTATACGGATAAACAACATTGTTAACTACTTGAACGCCTTCGAAGTACGTATCCATGTTGTTATAGTTGAGCGGTGCATCGTCTACAGCGACATTGTCCGAAAGAACACCATCAACGTAGATTTGTGCGGCTGATGGATTATCGAATTTTGTTGCAAAGTCTTTAACCGTTCCATCACCGGTTCCAATGGCTTCTCCTGAAACATTGCTGCCAGCAAACCATGGATATCCGGCTTTCAAAGTCATACCTGGATACAATGGAATCGTACCGTATGAAAAAGAATTCGAATACATAATAATGTAGCGAATTCCATATGCAATATTGAAACTACTTGCCCCGAAGCGCGTCATAGATAATGTTAATGTTTTGTTATTGTTGCTCCAGGCTTTAGTAAGTCCAGATGTGCTTACACCACTATTTGCTTTTGTAAGTAAAGGCTTTGTTGCCGGCATTGCAGATATCAGGCAGTTTGCCTTTTCATTGTAGGTATCAATCATCCCAACCAAATACCCAAAGAACCCACACCAATTGGTTTCCGGCTGCATATGGATGCCTTGGGCTTCAAGATTGCTGCCCCAGTGTACAAATATTGTAGCATATATATTAATTATATCTTGGTCCGTCTTGAGAATACTTATAGGGTTTCCATTCATATCATGCATCAATGCGTGAGTGCATAGCGCATTACCCATTATTCCAAGTTCAGTCAGGGTTATACCGTTTGCTGTTTGCTCATTAATCACGCCCATCCTACGGCAAGAAAATACATGATTAGCCCAGTCGACGTTTACCATTGCGGTCATGTTACTTCCCGTTGGGAGGGAAATAGAGCCTTCCAAATGAAATAGCGCCGTATCCGTCGACGCGGGAGTACCTAAACCGCTTCCGTAAACGATTGTCTGAAAATATTGTACGTTTGAGGCAAGGTTATTGTATAAACCCTGGCAGATCACATTTTCGGCTTTCGCTCGTTGTTTTACTTTCCCGGTTAGAGCATCGATTACCTCGACATCAAAGCGGTTATGTATGGATGCCTTATAGTCCGCATTGAGTGTTATGACTTCTGGCGGGATTACCGCCGGGATAATGCCAGCCTTAACAGGCAGGGGCCTTGTCGTGCCTCTAATTGGTTGTCCCATATATTGCCTCCCTTATAAATCATTAACATTTGTGAGCGTACCCGTTGCGGTAATGGATGATATCTCGATATGCCCCATATCCTGCGGTGCCATGTCGATATAATAGATGCGCGTCAGCGTTCCCGTAGCCGTCACGCTCATTTCAATATGTTCCGCGTCGTTTTGGTCGCCCTTATAGGCCAAATCGGATGGGCTAAAGCTCTGCGTAAAAGCCGCTACGGGTCCGCCCTCGCCCATGAGCGAGCCGCCAGCATAAGCCACGGTGATGTTACCTGCCGCACTTTCAAAGCGTTCAAGCGGTTGCATTTCCAAAACAATGCTGTATCTATCCTCTGCACTTTGTAGGCTTATGGAGAGATTCGAGAGTGTCGGCGTAACTGTTGCATCCGTTGTCGCCATCTCCACTTTAATGTAGATTGTGGCATTATCCAGCACCGTCCCCGCCATCAGCAATGCGCCTCCGTTGGTTACTGAGCTATAATTTGTGCCGTCTGTGGATACGCTCACGGTTAATGTAGTGCCGTCTGGCTTGCTCTCAGTCCATCCGATAGACGATGCCGCCATGGTTCCTGTGATACCAGTAGCGGTAAATATCGCACTACCACTTGTTTTATGGTCAACGACAAGATTCGGCCTACCGCTTGCGACGCTCCACCCCGTGCCTGTTGCTGCATCGGATGGTGTAAATGTGTACTCGCAAACGGCTCCGGCTGTTGCGGCAAAACTTGTAGTATTTGAGCCACAAACGAGCGCATTTACGCCGTCAAAAGAAGCGGTCGGCACATCAAACCAATTGAGATAAATTTGGCCTGTGTCGAGCACAAAAACATCATATTGCTGTAAATGTACATCATCGGTATAATTGAAATGTGAGTACCCAACCCATCGCAGTTTCAAAAATTTGTATGTTCCGATTGTGCCGGTTTCGGTGTATTCATACCATACAGCCGCGTCACGTCTATTTACTTTTAGGTGTTCTGACGATGCTCCGAACCCTATCCATGAGTTGCCAGAGACATAAAGGTTTGTGACTTGCACCGAGTTAAAATAAAACCATGTGATACCAGTAGCTATTGTGTCGGTGTTGTCATCATTTTTTGAGTTATTGCGCTTTGCCGTCATGTTGGTAATTCCGGCGTCAATCGCGGCTTGAAGATTAGCGTAATTTGCCATCATGCCCCCCCCAAGCTCAACACGCCGTTTGATACAGCGGTGTCTGTGAGTGTGCCAGCCGACAAATCAAGCGTCTGTTGCACCCCTGCCAGCGCATAGGTGCTTTTGACGGTCTTGGTGACGTTTTGCAGCGTCCCGCCCGGTACAAACGTATATTCCGGCACCGTGACCGTAAAAAAGCTCTGTTGCCCGGCCTGTCCGCTGACGATAGGGCGGTCAAACGTTATCTTAATTTTTGCGCCGTCGGCCTTAGTCCAACTCATATATTAGTCACCTCCACAACTTCGGGTGCGGGAATAGCAGTAGGCACAAGTCCAGTAGGCGTAAACGATTTTGTCACCGTTGCCATCGTAGTCCCGGCCATTGTTGAGACTGTGCCCGCCGTGTACTTCGCCTGACACGTTCCAGATGCGTTATTAAAATCGGTAAAGGTGAGCGCCACGGTCTTTCCATCACTACCCAGCGTCGCTGTGGATGCCGTATAAGCGACGTTGTTCGTATCGACGATAGTAAATGCGGAATACTGTGCCGCTACTTCTGCGGCGGTCAAGTGAACATCAAACACGAATACCGCCTGCTTGCCAAAATCACCCGCGCCGTTATCGACGTTGTAAGCGTTGGTAATTGTCGGTACAGCCGTGGAGTACAGGCCGCCATATGGAGCACCAGCGGACACGGACATTTCGATGTGCTCGTCCTCTGCGGTGTCGGAGTAGTGTACCTCCGTCATTGCGCCAGTGGCCTTTACGCTCTTGATTTCAAGATGTTCAACCGTCTGCTTTCCGATGCCCATAAACTGGGTAAATAGCTCGTAAAGGTCCCCAGTAGAAGTCTTGCCCTGCACACCGACTCGGTAGTCCCACGTCCGAAACGCCGCAATTGACGCCCAAGCGACACCAGAGGGGCCAAAAGTAACTATCTCGGCGTCCGTCCACTCTCCGTCAATCAGTTGCCGATAGTAGATCGTGCCGCTCAGCAGGAAGAAGACGATTAAGCCGAAGTCAAAACCTCCTACCTCAGACCACATCGCCCGTATAGCTGATACGTCCGTACAATTCGCCTGAGCTAGCGTAATGGTGTCTGCGGTCCCAAGTTTTCTTGCGTAGAGAACCCCCGAATCAACCCAGAACACCCACGGCTGACTCTCGGTGACAAACTCGACCTTTCCTTGGTCGTTTTTAGGCATCGTACCGTCATAGGCGATGGATATAGCGCTGGCTGTCTCTGAAAAGCCCGAGTCAACCCAAATATGATTAGACATCTTGGTCTTAGTTGCGGCAGTAACTATGTGGGCAACCCCAGATGCAATATATGCAATGTTAATTTTTGTATTAGCCGCACCTTGACGAGGATGGCAAACGGCGACTGATGTATCTGTGATAGACGCACCAGTCAAAACCGCCTGCTTCTCCAGAAAGACGTCCGTAGTCAACGGAGTAGTCGGCCTTCCGATCCAGATACTAGCCGACGGGTCAGCCGAATTAGCTCGGGTTTGTTTTAGCATTGCCAATTTGCTAGCAATATCGGAAGGAATACTCCTCACACGGACACCTCCTCGTCAATTAGTAGATTGAAACTTGCTGTGTATGACTCTCCAGGGGTAAGGGCTGACCAATCCGGTGCCTCCTCAATATACCCCAGGTATTGTTTGTCTCGATACACCACAGAGACGAGCGCTCCATCAGCCTCCGCTTCATTCACGGCGGGCATTTCCGCCCGAGTCGCAAATATAGTCACGGAAGCTTGCTTGGTGCCGGTCCCTATGGTCTGAATATAGACTGATCCGTCGAGAGCTTTGGATGTGACTTTCACTTGGTCGATGCTAGGCAGAAATGTAAGAATTTGCGCTAACGCCACTGAGTTTCTCGACAGCTTCCAAGTGCTAATGTTGTCACTCATACTCGATTCTGCCTCCTCATTATAGACGTTAGATAATCCTCCACCGCGTAGTCCGCAGCAGCCACAAACTCGCCCTCGTCATTCACGCCCTCGACGTGCAGAGTATCAAACTCGTGATGCATGGTGACCGTCTTTTGGCTGTCGATGACAGGATTGATCTTTGAGGCCTCTTTAGCCACTTGCTGCAAACCTTGGCCAAGTAAGTCCGCCCCCGAGAAGAACCCGTCCGTCATCTCCGTGACAGGGGTGATGGTACTCTTGGCGACAGATTGAGCCGCCTTGACCGCACTACCGGCATACTTCTTAAGCCCGTTGGCAAAGCCATAGTCGGCGTTCATACCAACTTCCTCGAACGCACGAGACGGCGAACGACTATCCAGTTCCTTATTAGCAGCCCTCAAGGAAGAAGCAGCCATTGACGCCGCCGCACTAGCAGCCGCAGCCGCACGAGATTGGATGCCACTAATGAAGCCATTGACAAGATTTACCCCCGCCGTGGTAAAGGATTGCTTTTTGTCGTTAATTGCCTTGACTGAGGCGTCTATTACCTTAGTAGTCTCTGAAGAAATCTCGGCTTGGCGACTTGCGATGGTCGCTGTGACCTCTGCAATAAGGTTATTCACTCCGTCGATGATGGCGTTCGTAGCAGCTTCCATATCGCCAGGGACAGCCTTGACCGCCTTGACCACTTCTGTGATCCCATTTTGAATCTTAGCGAGGCCCTCTCCAGTGCTGGCCGCGCCAGACCCAAAGACTACCAAGGCCGCTCCACCGGCCAGAAGACCAGGAGAAGCCAGAAGCAACGAGCCGCTGGCCTTGAGCAGATTCTTAGCTAAGTCGCCAAGACCCTCCATGTTGGAGATGTCGACTGTTGAGAGAACCGCTAATCCACCAGCCAAAGCCAGAATACCAATACCAGCGACCAGTGCTCCTGCGCCCGCAACTATTGCTCCAGCGCCAAACACCAGAAGTGCCGCTCCAGCTACCAGCAACTCTACCGCAAACTCTGAGATACTAGCGGCAGTAGCAGCTAACGCGGTCAAGGCATCTAGCCCGCTTTGGCCAAGAGCCACAAGCATGGCTAATCCAGCGCTGAGAACTGTCATCCCAACGCCAAGAGCAATAACCGCTACAGAGAAGACGAGCAAGGCGGCAGACACGATCAGAATTGCAGGGGATAGCACCGTCAACGGGATAATGGCCGCGGCAATGGCTAAGAGAACCCCGACACCGACCAATCCTGTGACAGAAAGAGCACTTAAGCCAATTGAGAGGATTAAGGACGCAGCTCCTACAGCGGCCAAACCGATAGCTAAGACAATGAGAGCTGCGCCAAGAAGTAGCATTGCCGGAAGAATTGGTGAGAGAATCGCCGCAGCGGCACCTAGTATGACAAAGACACCGACTAAGGCCAGAAGAGCCTTGCCTATCTCAGCCATACCCATTGAGCCAAGAATGCGCATAACGACGCTTAAGCCCAGAAGAGCCGCAGTGACAACCAGGAGTGCCGCTGCCCCAGCTAGAGCTCCGGTCATAGCGTTCGTCGCCACAACCAAAATAAAAAGAGCCGCAGCCAAAGTCACTAAGCCCTTGGCAATTCCGCCAACCGACATACCGCCCATCGTCTCAAGAGCTTTAGCCATAAGTACTAAGCCTGCTGACATAACGAGCATACCAATACCAATACCAACCATGTTCTTAGGCATGAAGTGAACAGCAGCGGTGACCGCGGCAAGAGCCAAAGTTAAACCAAGAAGACCTTGTGCGAGGACCAGGAGGTCCATGCTGCCAAACGCCTCGACAGCTTTGGCGAAGATTATCATTGCGATGCCTAATATGACCAAAGCCGCAGCGGTCTTCATCAGGCCCGTACCGTTACCTACCAGTCTCGTAAAGAGACCAAGCTCCGTCAATACCACGCCTATGGCGATGAGACCTGCGTTTATGGCG